ATCCATGGCAATGGTTAAGCTGATTTCCATTGGAGTAGATGAAGTCCAATCACCACTTCCAAATTCTGCGTTAGTTATATAAGCTCCTTTACAGATCCATTCTTCAACAACATCACCAACAGGTCCTAAAGTATTAAATCTAACATCTTTTTTATAGAAATCAGAATAACCGTCTCTACCAGTTACTGATTCGTGATGTAAACGAACCCATTCCATTACAGCTTGTGCTCCTGAAGGAGTTACTGGGTCGTATAAGGTGCATGAGATTGGAGACCAGTCGGATTTACCCTTGACCTTTCTTTTTACATTGATGTGGTCGAGAACTACTTCTTCTGCGGTATACTTTGGTTTATCTGCGGATTTAACGAGATAAGCTGGTATGCCATCGATATAAAATATAAATCTATTTTGCAGCTTGGGTTCGTAAGCTGTATAGAACATATCTGCTGAACTTAATATTGCCATTGTCGTGTTGTTTTGTTATAAATATGTTAAACCTAAGTTTTTAGTCGTTAAATGTTGCACCTGTTGGCTGGATTGTGTAATCTAAGATTATAAATTCAGCTGTTTTAGTTGGTTGGATAAATATCTGACCTACTAATTGGTTTCTATCGATTGCTTCAGCTGTGTTATTTGTTTCATCCATCACTACTCTGAAAGCGTATAAACCTTGTCTTTGTTGAACTGATTCTAAGAATGGGTTAACTGCATTTAAGAATCTATTTCTGGTGACTGTTGAGTTTTGTTCAAATACTAAATTCTTAGAAGTGTCACCAATAAAGTTTTTAAGAGAAATTAATAATCTTCTAACATTAATACGATCTAAAGCACTTGCTTTTTTCTGTAATGTTTTTTGACCATATGCAACTGGTCCAACTTTAGGGAATGTTGCAATTGGGTTTACTCTATTGTCATATAATGTGTCTCTTAATGCTTGAGTTAATTTAAATTCTGTTCTTATTACAGGTAATCCACCTCTATTCAGACCTGCTGGTGCAAACCAAGGAGCAGCTACTCTATCGTTTGCAGCATAAACACCTTGCATTACTACTGATGCAGGGCACCAAACGTTTCTACTTAATTCAGTAGATGGAACTTGAACCCATGGCCAATATGTTCCTGCAAAGTTAGTATTTAATGTTCCTGCTTGGGTTGTTAATGTTGAAATAGAAGAATTATAAGGAACTAAATCTGTAATAAGGAAGGTATCACCTCTAGTTTCACATAATTCAATAGTACTTGCTACAGCACTTGCGTGGTTAGAATTATACATTCCAGGAATAGTAATAGTAGCAAATCTATATTCGTCTTTATTTTTAAGGATATTAAGAGCAGTTGTATAATCACTAGATACTAATCCTTGAACATTACTACTTGCAATATTTTCAAAGGCTAATAATGGTCCTGTGGTTGGGATATTAGTACCAGTAGCACCATGGAAAGAACCACTTCCTACATTTGGTAGACGTTGTGAATAAGCTACCCCATTAGCGTCAGTTCCTACATTTCCATCAGGGAGCAAATAATCAGGGGTTTGTAAATTAACAGCTGATACTCTTACAAATTTAGATCTATTTGGATAATCACCATTTACTTTAACAACTGTTTGTCCTTCATATTCGGTTGCTGAAGCATATTGATCACCTACTATTTTAGATATAAAATTATCAGATTTTGGGTCTAAACTACATCCTATAAAAGTTTCTAAAATAATTTTATTATTAATATTATCGTCACCTCTTCTGATCGATAAATTAAATGTTCCAGCAGCTGTATTTACACCACTAATTTCCCATCTTAAATTATCTAAAGATCCTGATTTTAATGAGCCATCTGAATATTGTTCACCTGCATCTGAAGCACCTGTTGAGTTATTAAGAACAATACCTTCACCTAATGTTTTTAATGTAAATGATACAGCACCAACACCATCAGTACCACCAGATAATGTTAATACATCACTAAATGTAGCACCAGAACCAGTATCAACAGTAATTGAGTTACCTACTGTTCCTGCATTTGAAGCAGTTAATTGTAATTCTGTAGAATTAGCTGTAGCATCTACACCTATACTAACATTATCGATTTTAGTAACTAATGAAGTTACTGAGTCAGCAATACTAGAACCTGTTGAGAAATAAAATACTGGTGAATTATCAGCTGGTATACCCCCTACAGGATCAGCAGCAACAAATCTATATTCAGTACTTCCGACTGTGATTTGTACTTCATCTTCAGGAACAAAATTAGAAACTATAGTTAAAGCACCACTAGCAAATCCTGAAGAAGCTCCAGAATTAGAATATATGTTTGTGCTTGTTGCATAATCCCATGCTTCTCCAGAACCAGAAACAACTCTAGTAACTAACATACTGTTACCTCCATTTGCAAAATACTTTTGTACTGCAATAGAAGTAAAAAATTCTAATTGACTAGAACCAGAAGTAAAAGTGGTTCCAAACTTGTTTTTATAGTCTGCAAATGAGGTTACTACAGTTGGTTGTTCAATTGGACCTTTAACTGTAGGACCTACAATTGCTGCTCCAACTTCAACGGGAGCAGGTGTTATGAATGACTGGTCGGTTTCTCTCTGAAATACTCCCGGTGATACGATTTGTTCGGCCATTATCTTTTAGATTATTTGTGTTGTATATAAATATGGATTCCTCCGTCAAAACATAGACAAGATGGAAGCCAATAATAAATATCTAAAAGAGGGTCGAACCCTTGTAAAAAGATTACTCTTCAGTAGTAAAAGTGCCGTCTTCTAAGTTGACTTGGCCCTTTCCGTATTTGTCAAAGAGTTTTGAAGAAATTGTATTTTCCTCAGTATATAACTCATTAAACTTTTCAGCTAATTGGTTGAGTTGTCTTTTAATATTATCTTCGGCGATACCTAATTGCCCTCTTTGGAATGTAAGTTCGCTTGTTTTAATTCTTAATTCATTAAGCTCAGTAACTTCTTCAGTAGTAAGCTTTTTAGTGTTTGATTTTTTAACTGCCATAACTTTAATTTTTTATGTTTGGATATACGTATGTAATAAATTTAGGAAACCCTAAGGAGTTTCAAGAGTTTGAATGCGAGCTTCTAGTTCATTAATTTTATTAATAAGAGAGTTAAAAAATTCAAAGTGGTCGTCTGCTAAACCCCAATCTTGTTGATTAAATTCAGTTAAATTATACATAGTTAATTTTTTATTAAGGTATTATATATCATATTCTAAAATAACATTAATTACGGTACCGTTTGGGTTTGCTGTACCTGCAACACCAAAGTGTAATTCATCATTTTGAGAAAAAGTAGTAGAAGAAAATAAAAAAGTAGATGGAACTCCACCTGTACATGCTATAGTATCAGATTCAATGATAGTGGAACTGCTATTTTTGTGAGTACTTACCGTTATGGTTGAAGTTGAAGTCGCCCAAAGAGAGACTGCGATTACTTGTCCACTTGATGGTACTGGTAGTATATTAGTATAAGATGCTGGATTTGAACCTTCAGTAAGGGTATTAAATGGCATATATCTCCGCGTGGTTTGACCTAATAAAGCAACCATAACGTATGCGCATCTATAAGTAGTGGGAGTTACATCTATATTAATTCCATGGAATTTCATTGTGTATAAATATATTTAGGTAAAAAGTATTGTTTATGATTGAAGTAATCATTTAAAGGAGGATCTACTTGTAGAGTATCAAATTCTACATTGTCTAAATTCCACCAATTTCTTTTTTCGGGTCTCCCATTCCACCAAGTTATATGGCAATTTGGGTTAGAAAGTTGGGGAATATATTGCCCAAAAAAAGGTGCTTTAGAATCTTGATGAGTATCAAATAATATACCATCGTAAGTTTTCATTTTATCTAAATTACGATACCAATCTCCTTCTAAGATAATCACATTTGGTTTATCTTTAGCCCACTCCTTTAAGTTTTTTATTATTTCGGGGTGAATTTCACAAATCGTGTGAGAATTAATATTATGTTCTTGGATATAAGTAGCTGAGATACCCATCCCAAATCCAAATTCAATTATATCACCTCCATTTTTACAAACAAACTCTGCTTTAGCTTTCATAATAGGATGTTCCCATTTATGCATAACAGTTTCGTTTCCTAAAACAATACTATCGTTAGAAAAAATTAACTCAGTTGTAAACATTATAAAGTGATGAAATCTGGAGATGGATCAAATTTAATTATCCAAGAATTAACATTTCCACTTCTATCAGTTGTATAATTTACTACGTAACCTACACACCTAATAACATGATTACTAGTAGTTGGGGGTGAATGTTGAAAATAACCCGCAGAACCTGTGGATAGATATAAAGGATCACCATAATTGGGTGAGGGGGATGAAAGATCTGCACCTGCTATTCTTGAATCAGGAATTCTTACATATCCTTTAGTCATTGCTTTTGAGTATGTACCTCCTTGAAGTACCATACCTAATAAGTTTTTAGAGGTACTTTCAGCATCTGCTTGAGCAGCAGCCCAAGCACCTGTAGCACCTAAATAAACAATATCAAATAAGGTAAGAGTAGATGTGTTAGGAACTTCTAGATGTTCACCATACCCAACATTACCATCGACAGTAAATCCAGGTATAGTACTTGTATTACTACTATCAATATAAATTCCATTACGGAAAGTAGCTCCTAATTGAGGGGGAAATTCAAAATCACCAAGTATTGTAAGTGTGGTACCATCATATTTTAGATCTAATTCGCCTGTTAAAGTACCATTACCATTAGAAGTTAATATTCTATTAGACCCATCACTTGTTATTACTTCTGTAAGGTCTAAGTCCACAGTAGCTGTAGGTCCTGTAGGGTTAGTAATATCTAAACCGGTACCTACTGCTATCTCAGTGATACCACCTCCACCACCACCACCACCACCATAACTTCCTGTATGGTAGAATCGCCCAGTAGATGTATCAACCATTAATGTATTAAAGGCACTTCCATTAGCATCAGTAGTAAGTGCATGTATATATCCACTTGCGCTTATATTAGCGGAAGATGTAAAATCAACAAGAGTAGTTATATTTGTACCTGCTAAACTTAATTGATTAGGAGTAGTAGTATCACCTATTTGAATAGTATTAGCAACACCATTCAAAGTTACAATTTGTGCTAAGTCGTTACCTTGTAGTAAGTATTTATAACCACTTTTAAATTGTTGTGCAAATATATCATTACTTGCGCTTATATCATTTGATGCTGTTATATTACCCCCAGCACCACCAGTGATTTTAAGATTACCCTCAATTGTAACCTCGGGATTAGTGTTAGAGACTAGTAATTTATCACTATCATTATACCCTAGGCCTAATTTATCACTATCATCATATATAAAACCATTATTATCAGTGGGTCCAGAGCCAAAATATAATCTTTTAGTACCTGATCCTCCTATATCTTGGGGTATTCTTACTGCGTTAAAATAACCAGTATCGCTTGCACTTATAATTGAAGCTGTAATGGGGGCGTTACCAAAGTTATGGTTGGTTCCTTTATATTGGTTACTAGTTAAGGTGTTACTAAATACTAAAATATTTCCACTACGACTAAGTGCTTCATATCCATCAGTATAATAAAGTTTACCATATATATCATTACTAGCACTTATATTACCTGTTACTGTTAATTTTTCACCTGGGGCACTTGTTCCTATACCAAAATTAGAATTATTACTGCTACTTATATAAGAGTCATTAGTATTTCTTATAACAAAATAGGCGTTACCTGTAGTATTTGAACTTCTTAAGACTATAGATCCTTCAGTAAGATTATTTGTATTGACACTACCAATTTGTACTATAGATTGATTTCCATCTGCTCTATTTAAGATTATTTTTGGAATTTGAGCATTCATTTCCATGCTTGCTGAAAATACGGCATGGATATCTCCATCAGATAATTCGGATGAGCCAACTTCATATCCTAATTGAAAAGCATCTATACTTGATGTAGTAGTAGTGCTACTTAACCCAAATACTAAACTACCTTTAACTCCCGAAGAATCAACTTCAGTAACTCTTGAAAAGATTTCTGCTGTAGATCCACTAATAGCTAAATCGAGTGATCCAAGATTAAATGAAGAAGATTCTATTAAAAAACGGATTCTACCTGTTTCTTCCCCTACTGTTACAATATTATCATTATTAGTTCTTAAAGTAAAATTAGGTGGGATTAAATTATTGGGGCTACTAATATCAAAAGATCCTATGGGAAGAGTAGTTCCTATACCTACACGTGGGTTATTATTTGAAGAACTAATATATAATGTAGTTACATCATATGAATTACCAAAAGATTGAGAAGGAATTCGAAATTGAAGAGTTTTATTATCAAAATCTGTTTCTAAAATCCCTGTAATCTTTTCAGGGTTAATAAATCCATCTGATCCTGTAACAGAACCTCTAGTAAAATCAGCAAATACTATAGACTTATGTGCTTTAGTGTATTTCATTTAGTATTTGTTTTTAATTGGTTAATTTGAGCTTGTAATTCTTCTATTTGTTTTTGTTGTTGTTGAAGGGCGTTAACTAAATAAGGTATAAGAATTTTAGGCTGTATAGACCATGGATCTAATTTAGGGTCATCACCCCCCTTATAAACAGCTTGTGGGATAATTTCATAAAGTTCTTGAGCTATAAATCCTACAAGTGGGGTTTTAGATTTATCATAATTAAAATTAAATTCTTTAACTTTAAGATTATTAATTATATTTAAACCTTGATTACTTAATACTATATTTTCTTTTAATCTTTCATCTGAAACTGTTTGCCAATCTACACCATTAAGACCAGAATATGCTGTTCCTATTTTACTTAAACCATTTACCCCATCAGTTGTATAACAATTTATAAATGAAGTGTTATTTACCCCACTAAACCCATTTTGGACTCCTTGTTCAGTACCTAAAGTGATTCTAAGGCCTGAACTTGGGGTGGAACTACCTGTGGCTATATTAATAAAATGAGCTATTTCATTAATTTGGGTAGAATCTCCTGCTATTATTCCTTTTCCAAATGTACCGGGAGTTCCTGAGATTTGGTCAGGTATTTCTATTTCAAAAGAAAGTATAGGATAACCTGAACCAGGACCCCCACCTGCAGGTGTGTTTGCACTTACACCAGGAGTAATACTTAAAGTTACATCAATTATACCATTAACACAATCTACTTGGGTTGCATCTCCTGCTCCAAACGTATCATATACAATCGATGCAGGATATGATGGGTTTAAAGTAACATCATTATCATTATCAAACATAGGGACATATGCAGTTTGAATAGTTCCATCATTCGTTATACCCCATTGTGCTACAAGATTTTGCCCACCTATTGTAAGGTTACTAATATATTCTCCAGCACTATCTAAATCACCACTAGCGCTGATTTGTTTTATTGTAACGTTTCCTGTGTAATTTGTTCCTGTGTTTATAGTATGAGATTGATTAAGATTAACTAAACTATTTTGATAGTAATGCTCAAATAACATTGTAGCCGTAATAATAGAAGGAGAAGATGGGCTTGGACTAGTATATGTACCTCCTTCACTAACGGGTATATAATCTAAACCATTAAGGCTTCCTGTTTGTATTACTATTAAAGAACCACTACTAGCTTGTAGATTTCCATCTACAACACGTGTACTACCACTTATAGTTAAAGTATAAAGATCAGTATTTATATCAGCTACTGATTTGATTCCAATTCCTACTCTAGGAGAGGCCCCTTCAGAAGCAGGTTGGGTAGCTATAAATGCTTCTCTATATAAAGAAGAAACTACTCCACTTCCTATCCTAAAGCTATTATTTCCACTGTTATAATCATTACCGACATGCCATACTGTGTCTTTAAAAGGTGATGGTGCGCTAGAGTTAAAACCATATTCATTAAAAAGGATATAACTAGAATTACCAGCTCCCGAATTTCTGTTAAGAGATATTATAGGACTTGTTAATGAATCTTTAATTTCAAGAGAACTTCCACTTACCTCTAAAGATCCTGTGATTTTTATATTATTAGTAGTAGTTTGGTAGTTTCCATCTTGGGTAAATATTCCACCTCCTCCCCCACCTCCTCCATAACTGCCAGTATGGTATACTTTACCAGTAGCAGTATCTACCATTAAAGTATTATAAGAAGATCCTGCAGCATCACTAGTGTTAATAAATAAATCACCACTTGCGCTAATAGCACCTGACGCAGTTATATTACCAATTAAATTTATACTACCTGTTGTTTCTGAATTGGTAGTAATTAAATGTTCTATACTTTCGGCTCCATTATCTTTTTTGATAAAGGCCCTTCCATCAAAAGTATTGAGTGCAACTTCTCCTAAAGCTAACTGTGCTGTTGTAGGGACATTCCCCGTAGTAGCACTACGTCTTAATTTAATCGTCTGCGCCATATATATGGTCTATTTTAAAAATGTTAACAGTATATACTGCATATATAAATAGCAAAGAGTCTTGGAAAACCAAGACTCTTCAAAAAAGTATATATATTTCTTTTAGAATGTACCTCCGTCGATCAACGAACTAAATGTCAATCCCGTACCATCGTATCCCAACAATCCAGTTGTTACAACTGTAGTTTCTTGGGTTGCCACTACTTGTCCAACTTCGCCAGTACTGGTTACAAAAACAACACGATCGGTGTCTGCAGTTGAACTAGCATTTAATCCAGTAAATTTAGGATCAGCAACAATACCATTCGTGGCATCTTCGGTGAATTTACCACTACCTTCTAATCGTCCACTTGTACCCGCTACAATTAATGTATTATCAGTGATATTAGTAGTAGATACAAATTCAGGTATTCTGTATAAAGTACCACCTCCAACACCATCAGTTGCTAAACCAGATTTCCAATAATTACCCGCAGCATCCCATAATAAAGAACCTGTTTGAGAACCACTTTGATCACGTACTAAAATACCACCATCACCAGCTGCATTTCCTGCGTTAAGTTCAATAATTCTATCACCAATACTAACAGTTGTTGAATCAATTGTTGTAGTTGTACCAGCAACATTTAAGTTACCTTTAATATTAACAATATCACCTGATGTTTCACCTAAATTAATAGTTGCATTTTTAATAGTAGCAGTACCTGTGGATGCACCAATAGTTATTGAGGTTGCAGCTCCGAAAGCATTGACTGTAGTTGCAGTTGTATTAAATACATTAAATGTAGTTGATGTTGAAGCTATTAAATCACCTCCTGTTAATGTTAAATCGGTAAATTGAGGAGAATCACCTATTTGTAATCCTGTGTCAACATTATTGGCTACCCCATTAGTAGTTAATGTGACAGTACCTTGAGATGGGCTAGATAATGCAGAAGAAGAAACTACACCAGCTAAATCTGCTGATTGTAAATAAGAAGAAGTTGCTGCATTTAATGCTGTTATACTGTTAGCGTTAGTTGAAATACCAGTAGTATTTATATTAATCTGTGAAAAGTTAGAATCAATATCTGCAGCATTTGATGTAATATCTGCAGCGATTGAAGCACTTGTTGAAGCAAATGCACCTGAAATAGCACTATTTGCAGTTGCAGTAAATGTAGTAGCACCACTATTATTGATATTGATTACACCTGATACTGTGTTAAACGATGGGTCTGCACCGTTTTGTCCAATTAATAATTGGCCGTTAGTACCAACAGTTAAAGCTGTAATAGGGCTAGTACCGCTACCAACAAGAACACCATGATCTGTTAATGTAGAAACGCCAGTACCACCGTTAGCAACTGATAAATCTGTTGTGGTATCAAGGTCGTTAATTGGGAAAGATCCAGAATCAACATTAAGAGTTGCTGTGCCAGCACCAGTAGTAGCTGTTAAACCTGCACCTGCAATTGTAGAAGCATCGACTGCTGAAGGATTATCACTGCTATTACCAATTAAAAATTGACCATTGGTCATTGTAACTGATTCAATACCACTAGTACCATTGCCTATTAATACGGCACCATCAGTTAAAGTTTCTTGTCCAGTACCACCACTATCGACACCTAAAGTTCCTACAAAACTACCAGCGGCAATAGGTAATTCTACAAATGCTGTACCACTATATCTATATAATTTATTATCACTCGCAGAATGGATAAGTAAACCTGTAAAGGAGTCGTTGTTTCCAATTGCAGTAGCTAATGCGGCTCCATCACTTACTGAATCTATTCTGCCATGGGTTAATCTTAGAGTGTCATCTGCTTCAGCAGCAAATAAAGAAGTTCCTAAAACACCACCAGAAAATGAACCAGTGGCTAAAATTAATTCACCTTTTAGAGTAGTGGGGGTAGAAGTTCCTATTGCTCCTATACCACCTCTTCTTATTTTTATTGTTTGAGCCATATCTTATATGTTGTTTAACGCGTTGTTTGATTAATCATTAATAAATATTAAAAAGTTCCTAAATCAAGAGTTCCTCTAAGAATAAAGTCATCTGTTGATAAAGTTCCAGAAACATTTAATGTAATTGCAGCAGAAGAAGATACATTCATAGAGCCAGTAACTGTAAAAGTACTACCGGCTTTTAAACTTAAATCAATATTAGCATTATCATCGACTGTAAGTTCAGAAAAAATAGCCCCAGCAGATCCACTAAATATCATGGATCCACTCGCTGGGGTTATGATTATATTTCTATTGTATGCCAATTGGTTTTATTTTGTATCGTTAATAAATATCTTATTGAACTGTTTGTAGTTTAGGAACGTCAGTTCTTTCGCCTTTTATTTCCCAATAAAAGTGAACTTCTTCTCTTTCATCACCACAACCAAAATATAACCAATTACTGTGTAATTTTTTGAAGTATAAAGGCTGCCATTCTCCTATTGGGGTAATTTGGACAGTTATTCCTTTTGTATTTACCATTGCTCTCCATTCAGGTGGAAGAAGAACTTTTAATTCTTTTGATTCCCCACGGCAATAAATACCATGTTCAGGTCCCTCGAGAGCACCATAAACTAGGCGCTTACCTTTGCGAGTAGGGTGGGGTATATCGAAGGACTTTACTCTTGCACGAATTGTACCATCTGAAGTAATATCGTCTGTTATTAACTGGGAACCTGTGATTGTTAATGGACCTGTTATTGTGGTACTACCGGTAATTAATAATGAACCTGTTAATTCTAAAGCTGAGTTAGCGTATCCGCTTTCTCCAGCTCTAAAGAATTTAAAATCTGCTGAGGAAGTTTCTTGTACTATAGGATTACCTAAGATATCAGTTGTAGTTAATGAATGATAAAAAGTAACTTCATTAGTTTCGGGAGTATCCCCTGCGGGGAAAAATGTTGTTCCTATAACATCACCAATTAAATTAGCACCATAAACATTGCCACTTGAACTAATATCACCACTTGCTGTGATTAATGTTGTTATAGTATTACCATTTAATTGAGTATTACCATCACTAATTAAATTATAATCAACGGTAAGATTACCACCCATAACTCTTAATGAAGAGCTAAAGTTTGAAGTTGTACCGTTAATTCTTAAAACTTCTGAGGGAGCTAATTTAACACTACTAGCAGCACTTAATATTATATCACCAGTACTTCCTTCTTCAGTAATATTTGTTACTTCTGCTTTTATGTTTGCTATGGAACCAGATATATTAACTTTTTCATAACTACCACTATCAATAATAAAATCAATTATACCTGCGTAATCACCAATTTCTCCTCCTGTAGCTGTACGGCTACTTTTTAAAGTAATTTCAGTACCAAACTCTGAATCTTTTACTGATCGTATCTCAAAGGTTTTTTCGAACTTTTGGGTAGGTTCAAAACCAAAACCAATACGGGGTTCATTGTTAGAACTACTAATATTAAGTAAATATTCTGGGGAAACTGATCCTGAATTTTTCTTGTATATATTTAAAGTTCCATCATCAAATGCTTCAAATTTATATCCAGAACCACTATCTATAGAGGCAGCAGTAGGGTTGAAAAATATCCCGCTTGAACTATAAAAATAAATATCTGGATATAAAGTATAATTAGGCATTACTGATATTATTTGTAAAGTTGATAATCTATATAAACTATAGCTAGAGAACTACTAAGTAGTATATTAGCATTATTTATATCACTTACATTAAATTTGATTTGTTCATTATCTATTTTTAATAAAGAATTATATAATATAAATTGGTTGGGGGGCACTTCTCCGATTATAGTACCTATATTTAAAAGAGGTAAAAAAGAATTAAAAGAAGCCCCCTCTTCTAATAAAATATCTACAGCACTACCTTGAAAAGTTGTAGTAGGAACTGTGTGGATTTTAATATTTTGATTTAAACTTGCAGTGTTAGTATTAAAAGATTCACTATCAGGACGATATCCATTAAGTTCAATAGTAACATCGAGTGTTCCTTTTTTAAATTCTCCTATATCAGCAATTACTTGATTATTAATATTTACATCATCTGCAGATACTAAATTTTCTCTAAAATCAAATACTCTTTTAATAACTCCTCTTTTATATTCTTCATCACCTAATGAAATATCAATTTGAGTTTCTGTATCATTAGAACCTGTAGTTGTAGTGTTGGGATTTAAAATTAAATGATCAGCACTAACATACCCACTTGCACTTATATTACCTGAAGCTGTTATGGAAGTACTAACATCTAAAGAACCTGTTACAAGGAATGAAGTACCTGTAAATCTTGCTACTTCACCACTATTATATGCAATTAATAATGGATGAGAGCCTACAGTACCCATTACACCTCGAGTTTCTTGGCCTTCTAAATATAAAGCAGCTCCTCCTGCTCTTTCATATACCCCTAAAGCAGCAGTACTACTTGATACATGAAGTTGATATGTTGGATTATCAGTATTAATCCCTAATCTATTGTTAGATTCATCTAAGTGTATAACAGATGAAGTAACTGAATATGTTGAAGAACCTACCCATATCTTACCTACGGGTAAGTTAGGCACATCATTTGATCTACCAGCGCCCAAAATAAAGCCAGATCCATTTTCTGCTACTTTGTCTACTATACCTAAGTTTTGAATTAAATTGGATCCTATTGGCTTAACATTTGTGTAACCACCATCCGCTGCTACATAAACAGTATCACCTTCAGTAAAGCCAATGGTATTAATTCCATTAATATATCCAACAGCAATTGCTAATCCCTCAGCATTATCTGCTAATGTTTCATTTAGAATAAAGTGAGCGGGCATTGTATCCGCATTTGAAGCGGATGCTGCTATAACTTCACTAGTGTTACCTGTGGTACCAGTAACATGGACTGGGTATCCTTTTATTAGTTCTCCTCCAGAGACGTTTTTAACATTAGCGTATACTGTTGTTCTAGTAAATGATAAATTACCAGCGCCGTCTGTTATTAATACGTCGCCATTGTCACCGTCTGTAGTAGGATATGTTATTCCCTCTACAGTTAACGAACCCGTTATATCAACACTACCTGTGAATAAATGTGTGTCATCTAGTGAGTCGCCGAATATGGTGGAACCACTACTAAATGACATTGTTACGTTAGTAACTGTGGAATTAACGATATATTGTTCGGCGGTTATGTCACCATTAATTACTAAATTACCATCAATGTTAGTGTTACCTTTTATATCAACACTACCAGTAAATTGGTGAGTATCATTAGTAGCTGATCCATGTTTAGTTGATTCACCTAAGGTGATTAATTCATTATTAAAATCAACTTTTAATAAATCTGTAGCATCTAAAACAACACTAAAATATCTATTAGTACCATCTAAAGTAACATAATCATCATTTATCTGACCATCAGGAGTAGTAATTTTACCTCCAACATTAGGGAATATTATTGTATCTGTTCTAACGTTATCAGCATATACATCACCACTTGCACTTATATCATTTGATGCTGTAATATTCCCAGTAATATTAAATCCAGTAGATGTAACGGTGTGAGTAATTACTGGATCATCAAAATTAAAAGTAATATTACTGTTCTCATCGTCTACTTTAAAGAAAGTGCCGTTATTACTTTGATTTTCATCACCTATATTAACAGAAGCTCCGCCTGGAGAAGCAGACAAATCAATAAATCCTAAATAACCTTGAGGATTAACAGTTATCCCGCCATTTATATTTAATGTAGATCCATTAAAAGTTAAATTTGATTCGCCTTGAATAGTATCAGTGCCTGTAGCAGTAAGGATATTATTATTAGTGTTACCATTAATACTAACAGCTCCTTCAACATATGAAGCAGTTAAAGCATATGAAGATGTTGTTGATGTTGTTGCTAATGAAGCAGTTAAAGCGTATGAAGATGTTGTTGCTAATGAAGCAGTTAAAGCGTATGAAGATGTTGTTGCTAATGAAGCTGTACCTACAATATTATCTACTTGTAGAGTGTTTGAAGAGGGATTATAGACAAAATCCCCATATGTATTATCTGTAGCAAAAAGATTACTACCATTAGTAAATAATACATTAAAAAATGCTGGACTATCTAGTTCAGTGATTGTAACTGCAGATGCTATTGAAGCAGTGCCTTCAAAATTTCCATAGAAATTAGTTGCATAGATATCCCCACTGGCGGAGATATCGCCACTAGCTGTAATATTACTTAAAATCGCATTCGATCCCGATACGATTACTTTTTTCCAATTTGGCATACAATACTAATTCTATCGCGGTTAGATACGAACAATTCGCCTACTTCCCTTACATTTAAAGGCCAACAATAGTGTTCTGTGATACCTATTAAGATGTTTTAACTTCCTGAATAGATGCTAATTTATCTTCAAATTTTCTTAATAAACCAGAAACAACGTGAGCGTCTTTACCCATGATTTGGGTTTGGTGGATTGCAGCGATTGCAAATTGAATTTCTTGAGGTTCTAATCTAACTTGTAACATAACTTTTAATTTATATTTGTTATATATAAATATAAAAGAAAAAGCGCTCAATGAGCGCTTTAACTAAATTTATTTATTTTTTATTAAGAATAAATCCAAATTTCACCATTACTAGTATTAACGTGCATCATACCATAATATTCATCTGTATCACCATAGTCTTGTGGATTTGAAAGAGGATCTTCAAGGGAAGCAGATACCGTAACAATATATTGGCGTGGATCTTGGTTTATACTTCCGACAGCTGATATGTTTGGGGCTACTGCCCAACGACTAGTTTGGTCATTCCAAAATAAACCTTGGCCTGTTCCATTAAGAGCAGTATTTTGAACTACAATACCACCATCACCTGTATTTGATCCACTATTTAATAATATAAATTTATCTTCAACATTTAAATTAGTAGTTCTAATAGTAACAGTATCACCTTGTACAATTAAATCACCTGCAATACTTGCTGAACCTAATATATTAACAGTACCTTCAGCTCTACCAACATTAACTGTATGACCATTTAGAGTAGTTGTTGAAATAGCACTGTCATTACCTAAAGTAAAAGCAGTAGCACTTGTACCAACATTTACAGTTGCATTTGATGTAGTAAAAATATTAATTGTATCAGCAGCCTGATCTGCTGTTAAATTATGGGATGTTTCACCAGCAGTAATGCTTATGCTCCTATTTGCTTCAGCCCCTATTCTTAGGGCATTAGTACTAGGGTTATAAGTTAAACCATAACCTGAATTACTATCAGATTTTAAACTAATACCACTACCAGTATTATCAGCAAATACTACTCCAAAATATTGGCTAGTAGTATTATCATCAGTTATTTCAATAGTTGAAGCTGAAAGAGCTGTTGTAGCAACACTTGCAGTAAAATTAAAGGTTGATGTACTTGTAATTCCATTAAGAACATCATCAGGAGTAATTGTATATGTTATAGTACCACTGGTTTCATCTACTGTAAGGCCATTACCAGAAGCGCCAAATGAAGCTGTTTGTGCAAGTCCTAAAGAAGTACCAGCAGTAGCGCTACTGGTCATAAAATGAATACCAACAGATGCGCTAATTGATAAAATATCGACTTCAGTTTGGATTGAACCAGTAAATGTATTTAAGGCATCTACTTCAGTTTGGATTGAACCAGTAAATGTATTTAAGGCATCTACTTCAGTTTGGATTGAACCAGTAAATGTATTTAAGGCATCTACTTCTGTTTGAATTGAGCCAGTAAATATATTTAAAGCAGTTAGATTAGCTTCTGTTTCGGATCCACCTCCTAAAGAGCCATCTGCTAATTGATCTTTTAATGTTCTACCTACATAACGATAAGCTGTCATATAGATAAATTCACCAGAATCAGGATTTACAGCATCATCACTGGTAAAACTTAATATACCTGTTTTATAATCAAATACATAATTACCTGCATCGATAACATCTCCTACAGTGACATTATTTTTGTCAGAGTCGGTACTTTTATATACAATAACATTATAAGCTAATCCATTAGTTAAAGCATTCTCAGCATCACCCGCTCCTAAAGTAGCATATACATCTGCTCCAAGATTTTTATTACTAATAAAATTAGTATATTGAGAACCTGTAATTAATTGGTCGGAACCAATTTTAGTAGCAGCTGTAGCAGGTTCGTCTCTTAAAAAATAAAAGGTTTCTCTGTTAGTGTCATTACTAAAAGCTCTAGTTAACTTATGCCTATAATGATATTGTAAAACATTACCGTCATCGGCACTATCTTGAACTATAGTATCATCAGTAAGACTCCTAGAAGCTATTAATAAATGTTGACTTGACCCACTAAAAGGAAGACTTCCTGTAGGGATGTATCGGTCATCTGTTAGTATTTCACTACTTTGTATATCAATAGTAGATGTAGAAGCTTCTTGGCTATCAAAAGGAAGACCAGTATATCTTCTACCTTGGAGTTTTCTACTACTAAAATCTGTTGCATCAAATTGAGCCATGTCTTATATATTGTATTGTTATAGTTATTTTATTATGAAACTGTTAATTGTAGATTTCGTAATCCATTTTGACCACCGACAGTTCCTCTCATTCTTATTAAAGCCCAAACTTTAGAGTAAGTGTTATTAATTGTAAGATTAGCAGCTTCACTGAATACAATAGTAGCAGCACCACTACTATAAGCAGATCCACCAGTCCATCCTACTAAATTAATATTACTTGTGAATGGATTAGAATTACCTGTTGATATATCAGAACTAATAGCTTTGGTTATATCAACTATGTTTGTTCTACCTCCTGCCCCAGCTGCTATACCTGATTCAAAAATAAATCCTATAGATAGAGTATTAGCAGTAGATGTATCATCTAATCCTGTTATTGTTGGGCTACTACCACCACCTCCAGTTAAAGAAACTGCTAATTGGCTAGGTCCACCAGGTGTTACAAAATCGAATTCTCTTAAATACCAATAATAGTTAGCAGCATTATAATAAGTGCCTGCGGGATACCAGTAGCCATAACTTGATCCAGGAATAACTAAGAAACCTGGTTTGACTTGAGCATCTCTTGGTGTGCTGTTACTTAAAGCAGATCCAGAATCAAAACTATTACTTAACTCACCTACAGTAGTGCAATCTCCAATAGTTCTTCTATAAGCTTCTCCAGTAAATTTTTCAGTCCCTACACTTGTAGTTTGAGTAGAAGTATCTTGTCCATCATTGGAAGCAAATAATACCATTGAACCACTAGTAACATCTTGTCCTAATGTTCCTGCAGTATGAGGTTTAAATGCAAATGTTTCAGAGACATTTCCTTCTGTCCCATCAGTATCAATTTTTTCTGTTGTAAAACTTACACTAATAGTATCATCTGTACTATTAGCAGTGATTAATTGCATATTAGTATCAGTTCCATTAGCTGGATTAAAAGTGCGGGTTTGGGTTAAACGAATTTCAGATTCTATATTAGGAACAACTCCATTTTGGTCAGTAACTCCATTAAATACAGTTCCTGCATTACTGATTTGTCCGGAACTGTTTTGAGTAGTATTAGTGAAGTTAGATTCTGCGAAATCACCATTTGTTATATCTGTGCAGTTAGTAGTATTTCCATTAACTAAATTAGTAGTCCCAACAGCTACAGAAGTTATAGTAGCATCGTTAGTATATAAAGGTTTAAATGCATTTGATGCAGTACTATAAAAATCATAAGTAATACTATTTATATAAGGAGCTCCAGATAAATTTCTTGTAGAATAACTACTAGTAACCATATAAGAATTGCTATAAGAAGTATCAGTGCTTAATTGGGTTTGTAAAGTATTAAATATACCTGATTGCCCTATTGGGAAATAGAATATAGAAGTACCTGCTAAACCACCTCCATTACCATAAGCAGCACCACCAGTAGCACCTTGTGATCCAGTGTATATTTTAACTACAGCATCAGATCGATACCATCCAGAAGAACTAATAGATTGACTATTATGTCCTGCTATATTATTACCATCAATCATAAATAACCCACTAACCCCTGGTTCGGGTTTTAGGTTTGTAAATAAACCATCAAGATAAACACTAGGAATAACTGTGGGGTTAAGGGTTTCAATTGTATTAAGATCAATACCTTCAGTAACTGTGTTAATGCTGCTATTTGAAAAAAGATGGAGGGAAGAACTAAAATCCGCTCCAAACTGGGTAAATGCAGTACCGTCACCATCAAATTGTCTAACATGACTAATAGTAACGTCAATACCAGGAGAAGCTTTTGGCCCTAAGCCAAATAATTGAGGATTTCCTGCGTCAGAACTTACACTAGTAATACCAGTAGCTACTGAATCATAATCCCAATATAAATTAGGGTCATTATATATAGTAGAAATATTTTCAAGTAATTTTTGTCCTGCGGTTGAGAAACCCTTATCTATTGTGTACTGAACATTTGGATCTGTAGATTCTAAAGGAATATTACCCTCAGGAAAATCAGTAGTACCACGAGATATAGAAGCATTACTATTTCTAGTTTGAGAAACATTGCTAAATGTTCTAGTATTAGGTAAAGGACTAGCTACAGCCTCAGCATGAGAAGAACTTATAATACCAACGATTGTTCTTAATATTTCAGATACATCAGTATTTGAATTATAATCATTAAATATGGATCCATTTAAATTAGAACCCCACGACAAACTATTAGGATGGCCTACGTTATGATTATTAAACCAAGCAGATTGGCTAACTATAAAAGCATAATTATTATTTGCTGAAGAAGCTCCTCGTGTTTCATTTGTATCTTCAAGAGGTGCAGGTTGTAATGTAGACCCAGTTACTTTTAAACTGTTTGGAGTATCATAAAAACCAGTTCTATCTGTAAAGATGCTACCTCCTCCAGCAGCTGAGGATGTATATGCTAATCGACCTGTGTCAGTATCAATTACTACTATTTTATCACCACCACCTGAACTTTGTGGTAAGTCGCTCGCAGTAATGTTTAGGATTTCAATAGCTGAACCTGAGACTAGTACTTTTTTCCAGTTTGCCATTTATATTAATCGTTTATGGTTTGTAATGTATTTTGAAGCTTTAAAGCTATGTTATATACAACTTGTATATCTCTACCTTTAAAATCACTATTTGCTATTAAATTTAACATATATCTTGCTTCTTCTAACTCAAAAAGATTATCTTTTTCAACTTTTATATCAACTTGTGGGGTTTCAATTTGAGGATTTTGATTATCTTCTTGATTAAATTTTATTCTATTTTTAAGTTCTTGTAATGTACCCATAACTTATTAGTATTAAACATTTATACATATTAAATTCCTATATAAAAATTATTATCTTTAATAAGTAACCCTCCTTCTACGGCAGTAGGAAAAGTGCTAAAATTTTTTAATGATAAAACACCATCATTATTTACTTTAAGTTGCTCATCTCCAGATTTTTTAATAATAAAAATATCATCTGTTTTAGTATCTCCTATATCAACTGTTAAATATGCATTATTTATTTGAACGTTTCTATTACTTCCATTAATTAAAAGAGTTTCAGTAGCTGTCCAATCATCATCTCCTCCAATATTTTGAGTAGTTATATTTTGAACACTACCCCCACCTCCTGTAGTGATAGATTTGACTGATCTGATTTTTTGTCCTGGTTCATCAATTACTGTGGTTGCTTGATTTAAGATTATTTGAGCTTTACTAAAAAATCTAGTATTTTGTTCTCTTAATTTCTTTTGAATATTATCAGGAACAATATATCCTTGTAATTTAAGACTAAAATTAGCTCTTACTATTCTACCATCTTCACCTGATAATTCATTTATATTATTAAATGAATCAATCATAGCCATAAATTTAAACTTTTCAGGATCACCCCAATAAGCATCTGAAGCATAGTTTACTGCCTCAATAATTTTATTAAGTTGAGAGATATAATCAGTCCAAATAATACCATTATAAGTTAAATTAACGTAATCAGGAACTACTGTTGCTGTAAATTCTTTTTGTGGAATACGGTTATTTACTAATGCAAATCTATCATATTGGTTACGTTTAGTATATTTTTCTTGGTGGGTAATATATAATTGAGGAGAATTAGCGTCTAATTTATTACCTAAATCTCTTCTTTTTTCAATACTCTCTCTTTTAAGCATAACAAGAGGAGTTTGAATTTTACCATTTTTATCTCTATAAAACCCATCTTTTTGGGCTAATTTCCATCTTTCACCTGAACCATAAATCACAGGAACATCAATCATATCTCCATTAGATAAAACTGATGGTTTAATTATATTTTCAAAATAATAAAATATTGATTCATCAATAGCTTCTAAACCTAAATGAAAATCACCATTGGTTTTAGAATCATTTTTACTAATAATATTAGCACGATTTTGATTAGGTCTAATATCAGGCCCTAAAGCAATAGCGGGAACATCAGGTGACCCACCTTGATCTACTGCTGTATCAATTATAGCTTGTTGAGACAATTCATATTGTCTAGCTATTGTTGGTTTTTTAGATATTCTAGTGGCCATTAGCTATATAATTGATTTCGAGGGTTAGCGTTAGTTTGTTCTACTTTAGTAGTTGTAGGATAAATACCAGATCTAAATGGAATTGTTTTTAATTGTTCTATTCTTGATTTAGAAGCTTTACAAATAATAGAAAGAGAAACACCAAAATTATCAGTATCTTGATTCATAGAGTAGTCAGGATTTTTACCTGAGAAAAATTGGTTTTCAACTATACTATTAAACTCAAAATAGTCATTATTATATAATACAATATCACCTATTTCAGGTACTATGTTTTTTTCTACTAAAGTTGCTCTTAAAAAAGCAAACGTCATTTGTTGAGTAGAATCAGGGCCAAAATCTGTTTCATTCCACGCTTGGTCTTCTCTTGTAATTAGAGCAGGGATTAACATTGGTTCATAATAAACCTTTTTATCTGATTCACCATAAACATTGGTTTCAGAATCTTGAAGAACAAATTTATAAAAGCCTATTTCCGTCTGAATAATATCATTAATCAGTTCTTTATTCATTGTCCTAAACAATGATATATCTCTAGCTCCTCCAAATAATGGCATTATATTCTAACTAAGGTTTCGGGTTTAAAAATTAAATGACGTAAACCTGGTATTCTTTGTTCAGGATCCCCACTATCACTTTTTAACATAGTGGTTTTTAAAAATTCTAAATCTTGTTTTGGGTCTTTACCTGCGACGAATTTTAAAGTTGCTGTATGAACTTCTTTACCATCTGTTCTTGCTCTATTTTTGGCTTCAATCTCATCAGAAGTATTAGCATTTACAATAGTAACTTTTCTAGTAGCTCTCATATTATCTACTATATCAGTAAAATTAGATGCCTTGTCAGATACTATAACTATATCTACAGCATATAATTTTACATCTTCAAATAATATATCTTTTAATTTTATCATTAGTAAATATATATTGGATAAGGGACTTTTCCTAAGGTATCTTGTGTATTTTGGGCGATTTGGGCATTTCGCTCCGTGTATTTAGATCTTGAAGATTCTTCAAGCATTAATTTTAACTCGTCAATAAGTGCTGTTTTTTCAGCAGCTGCCTCACTTCTTAAATCACTAGCATTTGTTGTAACTTCAGCTCCTGGAATAGGAACAGTTGAGTATTTACCTCTTACACTAGCAAGCATTTCTTTTGAAACTGCTAATGTATAACGGAAAATCCATTGTCTACCCGGTGTATTAATAGTAGAATAACTTATATTAGAATAAGGAACATTAGAAACATCAGTTATTAATCCTCTATTAGTGTTTCTAACAACATTATTTCGATCTTCTTTAACTACATAATCAAACCATAATTTTTCACTACGTGCAGGACGTGGGAATAATTTTAAATTATTATTATTCAAAAGTTCAAAACTATAAGCTGATTTACGAATTTGATCATTAAATTCAATTGCTTGAATTTTTAAGGCATCATAATAAATAGGCATTAACATAAAGTTTACACCTGGAGAGTAGTTACCGAACCCAAAGGTTTCCATCAACGATTGAATACCAGTACCTGTACCAGCGTAAGGGTCAAAATACCTTACAATCGCTGGTGGTGCATAGTGATATATTCTTTTTATTTCTATATTGTTTCCTGATTCACTAACATTAGTAAATAAATCTGTTAATGAATATCTTTGTTGGCCTGCAATTACGTTTATACTGCCTGTTTTATAATCAATATTACCTCCAGTACCTGCTTCAGTTCCATATTGTTCAGCAATAGCTATAGTATTACCTAAATTAGGTTGGATATATTGGTTATTTAAATTACTACCTGTGGTAGATCCTTCTAAACTACCTATATTTTCAATTATTTTATATTGATAAACATACTGGGCATAAGTAGTTACAGCTTCTTCAAATGCTGTAAAAAAGTTTACTGCTTGTAATTCTATATCTACAATAGGATAGCCTAATCTCTGAGCGCACCAAGTAGCAACTTGGTTAGCTGAAGATGTAAAAGAGGTATCATTATCATAGAATCCAAAAGGAGTAGGGTTGGTTGTATCTGCAAATGATGCAGACCCCGGCCAAATTGAAATTGTTGCCATAGATATAGTATTTGATTATAAATATGAAAAAATATAAAATCAATTATAATCTTTCAACAACTCAAATATTTCATCTAAAGCTTCATGGCGGTGATTTTCTTTTAATATTATTTTATTAACAAATTGTGATCCTTGAATTTTAGCTACTTCATGTATAGCTGAATCGTTTTTGAATTTTAAGTCAATTTGTTGACTGTCGCCTGTAAATATCATTGTTGAATTTTTACCTAAACGTGAAATACACATTTGGAATTGTTGTTTAGTTAAATTTTGAAATTCATCAATAATACACACAGCATCTTCAAATGTTCTACCACGAAAATGTGTAAGTGAAACTAATTCAATTTTTTCTTCACTTTCCATTTTAGATAAGATATCTGGTTTATTATAAACCTTTCTCATATTAGAACGAATTGGAACTAACCATGGTTCTAATTTTTCTTCAAGTGAACCAGGTAAAAACCCGTTATCTTCATTTGATACTGTTGGGCGTGTGATTACAATTTTATTAATCATACGTTTAAAATGCATGTCTAATGCTATTTGAACGGCAAGTAATGTTTTACCACTACCAGCTTTACCAATAATAAAATTAAACGGTCTTTGAAGAATTTTTTCTTTGGCTTCTTTTTGTTCCTCTGAAAGGCTGATTGAGAAGCGAATAGGCCCTTTTGGTGGGGTCTTTTCAATATTTTGTTTAGCCATTATAAATGGTTTGAAACGTTTTACGATTATAAATATAAAAAAAGGCCGCTTAAAGCGGCCTTTCTAATAATAATTAAATAAATATTATCCTTGAGACACGCAAAGAACAGCAAATCCACTTCCAGTAATACTACCTAAATTCATACCATCTGAGCCAGTAATAAATAAAGCACCTGCAGATGCTGGGTCAGCAGTAGGTAAGGTATTTTCACCTGGGGTTAAGAATTGAACACTATCAATAATATCTTGAAGTTCAGCTATTCCTTGTTTAAGAGTATATTCTCTATTAAGGTTAATTTTGGTTTTTTGAGCCATAATATAAAAATTTAAACGTTTAACATTAATACATATAAAAAAAAAGAGCCGCAATTGCGGCTCTTTCTAAATTTATAATAATAACTCTATTACAATTCGTTAAGATCAGTAACGGTAATTTTACCATAGAAATCTGGACGAACCATTTTCTTAGCGTAACGAGTCATGATTCCTTTACGTGGAGTGAAGGATACAGGATCATACACAAGTGGAGTCATAATTAATGGAATATATGGGGCAAATACCGCACCTGTTTCGAGGAATTGGTTACCTTTATAACCCATTAAAATGGTGTTTTCAGTCATGTATGGATTCTTATAAACAGTGTATCTAGAGTTGATAGCACCGATTTTCTGAACACCCATCGCGTACTTGTTAGAATCACCAGGAGAATCAGCAGCGAATCCAGGAATAGATTCTAAGATTGTGCTTACTCTTGGAGAAACTACCATAAAGTTAGCACCTCCACGAAGAGTCTTCTGGTGGATAGTATTGCTAACTGCTTGGAGTTTAACACCTAAGGTCTGGAACCAAGACATTTTAGTATAGTAAACACCTGAGCTTAAATCAGTTGCAACACCTGTGTTGCTTCTTTCTCTAGCAATTTTAGCACTCCAAAAATCTGTAGTGTCAGCGTTTCTAATCAACATGTCGAGGATCTCGAGATCGATTTCCATTGAGATGTACTCAGAAAGAATAGAAGTCAATTCAGCTTCAGCATCGATGCTGTGGTAAGCATTCAAATCCTGAGCGAATTCTGGTGTCCATTGAGCCTTCAATTTACGAGTTTTCGCTGTAACAGTATCGCTGTTTAATTTAACATCGATTGAAGGGATATCAAGAGAACCTACTCCATCAAAATCAAGTTCTTCGAAATCACCTCTGTCGTTAAGGTTATCTGGACCTTTTTGGTACTGAACAGTTAATGCGCTAATAGCACCAGCATCACCAGAACAAGAAACAAGGAATTCAATATTATCACCATTTAATTTAGTAAACTCATTGAAAGTTTCTAAAATACCAGTACCTGAAAGTTCAAATGCTCTAATTCCTTCAGGATCATAATCTATAAGACCATCAGTGGCATCAACAATTACTTTATAAACACCAGAAGCGTTTGAAGCATTAAATTGACCTGCATGAGAAGCAGACCATTCAGCGTTATAATTGTAGTCAGCAGCGTTTATAGAACCTGTGGTATAAGTAGATAAAGCATTAGCTGTAGTACTTAAAGAAGTTACAATAGAAGCGGTATCATTGATTGAGTAACCGAAACGACCAGCACCATAAAGACCACTACCCTTACCTACAGCAGGTAATTCTGTTTCTTTAAGCGTAGTAGAATCTACTGAGTATAAAGAAGAGCCAGCAGCGAATCCTGGTTGTGCTTGACCATATTGGAAATCTAAGTAGAAGATAAGGCCTGAAGGGAGGTTCATTGGCTGAACAGACACGAGGTCTTTAGCAACGATCTCACCGAATACTCTTCTAACAAGTGGAAGAGCAACACCAGCCCAAGCTTCTGAAGACCCAGCAGTGATAGAAGTACCAGTACCAGTGCTATTGACTTCATTTACTAATTGTCTAGCTTGGTTCTCAAGGAGAACAGCCATGTTTGCTTTTTCGCTCTCGTGGCCGTTTAAGCCTTCCAAGAGTCCGGACTTTTCCCACTTGCTAGCCAACTTAGCAGCTTCATTCTGCTGATGTTGGAGCGGGGATGCGCCCTCTAATAATGTGTTAACATTCATGTTTTCTAAAATTATTTGTTAATGTTTGCGAGTTTTTGGAATCGAGACACAGTCTCATCAACTGATTCCGCAATAACCTTTTTAGGAGCAACTCCAGCAGGCTTAGAAGCACGTCCTAAACCTTCTTGAATAGCTCTTTTTTCTACACCTGTAAAAGCAAAAGATTCTTCGAGAGTTTCGAATACTAATTTAGCTTCACCAGTTGTAGCAGCTTTGTCTAAGGCGTCAACCACCTTAATTTTTTGAGCTTCTGTTAAAGAATTAGCTCTGAAAAGCTTGTTGCAGTAGAGGAGTTTGCTATTTAAAAGGTTCATTTCAGAGATAGTAGACTTAAGAGTATCAACAGTTGAAAGAGCCTCAGCGAGTTCTTCTTTCATCTTTTTCTTCTCCTCGTCTTCTTTTTTCTCATCATCTTTAGCCTTTTTCTTACCTTCTTCAAGGTCAGCTTCGATTTCAGAAATTAAAGCATCGATGTCGAAATCTTCATTCATTGCTTTAGTACCCATGTCTGCTCCAGCGTCAGATGCAGCAGAAGCAATATCTGCGAATCCTTTAAAGAAGTTTAACTGTTGCATAAAATCCTCATCGTTTTTTAACTCAGGATCTTTTTGCAAAGCGGCTTGCATTTCTTTAGCATAGTCAGCAGGTTGTTTAAATGGGTTTAAAGATTTACCAATACCTTTCATGATGGCTACAGCTTTAGTGCCTAAACCTTCATCAACCTTTTCATCTTCATCGTATCCCTCTTTCATATCATCGTCTTCATCATATGACATTTCTTCGAGTTCAGCCATGAGTTCGTCAAGGTTGATTTCTTCATCAAGATCGAATTCCTCAGTTACGTCGTCCTCTTCGTAAGTATCACCTTCAGACTTTACATTATCATCGTCTTCTTCGTATACCTCTTCAAGTTCAACGTCCTCTTCAAGCTCTTCTGCTAATTTAGCAGAAAGCATGTTTTTTAATTTAGAGTCGAACGCTTCTTCTAACGCCATTTTAGCGTTTTGCAAAGCGACTTCTCTAACAGCTTTCGCGTCAGCGATTGCTTCTTTTAATAATTCAGCCATTTTGTAAAAGTTTTTATTTGGCTTCCGGTAAATAAAAATACGGGAAATAGAGATTTTAGTATCTCTAATAGGGATTTGTTTTAAAATCCAGGGACACTATTTTTTTATAGTGTATGCTTGTTAAAAATAAATATAAAAAAGGTTTGGAGACCAAAGATTTTTTTGTTATCTTATGAAAAAGCCCCTATATTATGATTTTGTTAGCAGTAGAATACATTTTAGCCGGATTAGTTATTTCATTTGTAATTGAACATGTAATCCGTTGGACAGGAAACGATGTAAGTTTCGGAGAAAGATTTTGGATGATTGGGTTATGGCCAATCATGATTGTAGTCTTTTTAGTCTACTTTGTTAAAGGAATTTTAGGTAAAGATTAACACTTACACATTCCTGTGTTATCACAAATGATATCACGGATAATGTTATTTACTTTAGTGTAATCTTTAATTGGGGTTTCTATTCCTTCTTTTAATGTAGTTGGTGTCATATAAGCACCAGGTGTTGAAGGTGTAGAAACAAAATCCCAACATAATAAATCGAAATCTTCTTGTACTATTAAAGTACCATTAGCATTTTCTTCTACTGAACCCATTCCTCTAGAAGAAATTCCTACTGTAATTCCACTACGGAATAATTCTTTAAGTATATTACCTGCTGGGGTAGATAATACTTCTACTTCACCCATTACGGTATCTCCATCCCACCATACTTTTTTAATATTGTGGGATACATTATTTAAGTTAATAACAGACGATTCGGGGTGATCTAATTCACCTAATGCTCTATTTTCTTTAATTGGGCCTTCTATATATTTTTGGATTTCCCTTTCAAGAATTTTTCTTTCGTAGATACGACCATTTTGGTTTTTAGTACCGGCTTTTTGAAGTATACCTTTAACAACTAAAGGACGATTTTCTTTAATTGATGCTTCTACTAAAAGTCTATCGACTTTAAATGGGATATGTTCTACTAATAATTGGCTCATTTTCCTTGTCCTCTATAGGCTTTTTGATAGTTTTTTGAATTTTTATGCTTACTAGATTTAGTCTTAGCATGTATACCAGGGCGGTTTACCTTAGAACCACCTTTACTAAACTCAAATGCATTAATTTTTTTAGCCATAACTTATTTTTTTAAGGGTATATATCCAAGGCGCTTTGATTGTTCAAGACCTCTATTTTTTGTTTTTTTTCCTTTTCCTTTAAATGCAAAAGGAGTAGCATAAGCTTCACCAGAACCTGCATTAAAAGAAGCACCAGTGCCTGTAGTATTAACTTCCTCTAACTCGGTTTTAATGAGTTCACGAATTAAATTTCTCAGTTCGTCTACTTTCATTACTGAGCAGCTTTAAGTTCATTGACCAATTCATAGTAATTAAGAAGATTAATTACATTATCATCATGAACCGAAGATTTTTTGCAAAGAGGTTTAATTAAGTTTTTAACTTCAGTAAGTTTAATTTTGGTGACTTGATCAACATTTTCAGCTAATATTTCTAACTCAGCTTTTACAGCAATAATTTCTTCGTTGATAAATGCTTTTAATTTAGGGCTGTTAGAAACGTTATAAACGTATTCTTTAAGAAGTGTTTTTTGGTTGTCTGCTAATCTAGAGTACTTATCATTAAACTTTTCCATTAACATCTTATATGTTAATGCTCTAGTTTCTTTATCAAACTTCTCATATTCTTCCATAACGATTTCCTTTTTGGGTTTGTTTGGAAGGTTTTTATTTGTAATATGTTCTAAAATAGCTACTTTAGAATTTACAATTGACATAGGGTTAGCGTCTTGATTTTCTAATAGATTGTAGACACTAGCATATACTTTATAATTAGGAATTTTTGCTTTGAAAAAATCCTCTATATTATAGGTTTCTTTAATTTCTCTAACTAAATTGTATCTTTCTCTTCTTAAAACAGACTTGTTAAGTTTAGAGTGAGCGTCTATTAACGTTTCAATGAGAACAGTAGCGCTTGCTTCTTTTTCAAATCTTTTATTAAGTAACGCATTATATATTTGGTACTCTTTTACAAGAGCAGAATTATTACCAAAAAACTTTCTTAAGATACCTACAGCCTTTGGTTGGGAATTTGAAATAGTCTCCGAAGTGATTTGTCTCGTCAACAATTCAAATAATATCCCTGTATTTTTGTACTTGGAATGCTTAGGTTTCATGCATGAATTGATTTATTCTTATATAAATATGTAAAGATTCTTAAAAGATTATTCCTTTATGATGTTTTCTTCACTTAACATAGATGTTTTACCCTCCTCAGATAAAAGTTGTTTTCCTTTTAATCTTCCTAAAGATAATTTTTTAAGTATTCTTGAGTTTTCTTCAAGAGCAAATGTAGAAACATTATTTGTTCTTTTAGGTTCATCGTCAGCTGTTAAGCCAGATTTTCCAAGAGGGTCACGACTAAAATTACCTTTATCTGAACCAAAATCACTTAATTTTGTTTTAGGACGTCCCGGCTCCCTTTCATCATACCCACTAGGTACATCACCTCTATCTTTAATCCTATTATTAGCATATACATTTGCTAAATCATGAGGAGTACCATATGATTCGCCTGATTCTATAGGGTCATTACCTTCATTTTCTATTTGATTAGTACGGAAAATATGAGCGGCATCATCAAGTGCTCTATTTCTCTCATGGTCGATTTCATCTTCAGATAAATTAAATACATTTTTATAAATAAAGTCTGTGGATAAAATCTTTTTATCTAAAATTGAATTAGATAATTCGACTTTAGATTTATATAATTCTACTTTTTCTTGTTCAAATACAATTGAAGGACCTGTAAGTGATAATTCAAAATCTACTAAGTCTGAATCTGTAAATCCTTGGGTATATAAGTGAACCAATGCTATTTTGTTGAGCTCAGAAACGATTGTTCTTTGTAGGCGTTCAATTGTACGAGCAAAACGAATATCCATAGCTGCTAGTGTTGATTTGCCTTCAAGATTTTCATCGTATCCTAAGAATGCTTTTGGAATCTTGAGAGCAGCCAGCATTCGGTTTTTTAAATATTCAATATCAGTTGTGCCGTCATAATCGAGGCCTTTTGTTGTTTCTATTTTAGTTGATGCATCGTTACCTCTAACTGGGATATAAAAATCCTCAGTCATATTTTGAATATTGAATTTTAAGTTATAGTCACCAGTGCTTTGATCTACGTATGGAGTTTTTTTCATTCTGGCAACAGTACGTTCCATAAATTGATCAATTTCTTGTGGTGGAATACCTCCTACGTTCATGTAGAAAATTCTTTTTTCGGGAGCGCGCATAATTCTGTGAATAAGCATCGCATCCTCCATCAAAATTAACTGCTTAAATACCTTACGAGCGGGTTCAAGATATGAACGGCCATAAGGAAGATAGTTAGCGTCTGACAATAGTCTGAAGTGAGCAACCTCGTAATTTTCGAGTTTCATTTGGTCGCTTCTTCTAGCACTATAAGTCTGACTTTGTGACAAACCATTAGGATCTAATACAAATTGTACATAACTAGGGTTTTCAGGGTCCATACCTTCTTCTCTTACTACCTGATATACAGAAAGTGGTAAGGCGTTGTAAACACCGAATTTTTCAGAGATTTGAAGGTGAAGATAAAAATCACCATACTTACACATTTGACGAACCCAAGATGGTAGGTTAAATTCAACATTTAATACATCGTAAAATAAGTTGTGTAATACACGCTTTACGTTGTCGTTTGAGGATTTGATTGTCAATACATCTCCATATTCATTTTTGAGAGTTGATTCTTCTGAAATAATATCAAGTGCAGGAGCAATTAACGAATCGTAGTCCATCGCCTCGTAATCGCTGTAAAGCTGGAGGCGCATAGATGAGTAGTTGAGTGTAGGGTTGTATTGAAGTGACGAACCTACAGGTCTGTGTAATCTTGTGAATCTATCGTAAAGTGAGTTTGACTCTAAGTTACCATATTTTTGGATACGATCAGTATCCATTATTTTGAGTTGGTTACCTCCAACGTTTCTAATAATAACGTCATTTGAGAATAACCTTCTTAATCGTGTAAATAAGCTAGTATCTGCCATATTTATGGTTTATAATGTGTGTATAAATATTTAACCTAAAAGCCAAGACAAATCTTCATTTTTTCCATTTACATTCCATTTATAAGCATCTTTAGGATCATTAATTTGTGTAGAACTAAAAAATGGATTATAAGCTGCTTTGGTTGTATTTTCAAGCATAGCTCGAGTTAAGTCAACCCCATGTTGAGCAAATTTTAATGCAGTATCTCGCACATAACACGCAGTAGCTATAGACATAATTAGGTCATCATTATATCCGGTTTGAGCTTCTGGGCGGCCGTTTTTCCAGACAAATGTTCTTAATTCATCTAATGTACGTCTTGATTGGATTTGTATACTTTGTTCTTTAATATATGCGTCTAATTTAGCAATAGTTAATGGTCTAGTTTTAAGTGACATTGTAAATCCAGGTACCATTTTAGATTTATCTATTAAATCATATCCCCTAGCAATGTATGCTTCAGCATCGCGGGTAAATTTTTCGTCTTTGGGGCTGTAGTATAGGTTTTCATAACCCATATCAATTACTTCTTGAATTGCAGCCCAACCAATATTTGCGTTTTCAATTACAAGTAATGCTTTATTGTATTCGTTTGCTATATTATATAATATTCGACCAAAATCTTTTGTGGGAATTTGGTCTTTAAATTCAGCTACCTGTGTACAAGTTTCAATGTCTATAATGTGAAACGCAGAATAGTCTTTTGAATCACCTCTTGCTACGTCAGCTACAACCATATATTGCCTTGAATAATCTGGATATTCCCAAACCCATAAACTTTGATTCATACCACGTTTCTCAAGTGGATCTTTAAGCATTGTAGTTTCTATATAATTAAGAGTTTCTGGAGGGAATACTGTATCACCAGAGGTTGTAAAATCGCAGTCACATTCTTGTGCAGCCATTCTTTCACCTAATTCATCATCTTGTTTATCTCGCCATTCTTGATTTCGTTCTGGATGTACAGTCCAAGGTAATCTAATAGGTGTAAATCCACTTGTACCGTCTTGTGCTTTAGTCCACATTCGGTGGAACCAGTTACCTGTTCCGTTTGGTGTAGATAATACAATTGCTCTACCACCAGTTGCGAGTGTTTGTTGTGCTGAACCCCAAATCTCTTCAATTCTATTTTCTTCAATAAACGCAGCCTCATCAATCACTAGAAGTGAAATTGCTTCTGATCTACCAGCATCGCCTGCTGCTGATACTGCTTTAATTTGGGATCCATTTTTAAGTCGTAGTGATAGTCGGTTATTTTCTACTGTGGGTAATTTTAACCAACTAGGTAACTGATCATACATAAATCGTACTTTAGTTACTAGGTTTTTAGCTGTTTCTTGTTTTGTTGCTATTACAAGGATATTTTTATCTTTTTGAAACAACATCATATGCAAAGCTATACCTGCTGAGAGAGTCGATATACCAAGCTGTCTTGATTTTAAGATAACTGATTTATCGTGCTTGTTTAGTAGAGTTAATACCTTTTCTTGGAATGGGTATAAGTTAAATTGTGTGCGACCTCTTGTTGGGTGTTGAATCCAACAATATTTTTTCATAAAATAGACAGGATCGCTCGCAGATTTAACGAACTCTTGTTTAATAATTGATTTAATGTCTGCCATCGTATATACGTAGCTAAAAAGAAAGGGAGCCGAAGCTCCCTTAATTCTTATATTTAGTTAAGTTAGTTACCAAATTTAGCTACTTTAAGATAATCAATTTTTCCAGGTTTACTAGTAAATTCTTTTCTATCAAGGCGAGCCATTAAATATTCTTCAGCACGTCCCCCCATTACTGTAAACCATATTTGGGTTCCTTCTAACTGAAAACCTCCTATTAATTGAGCTCCATCGCCAATGTTTTTAGGAGCATCTTTGTATTCCTCACCTGTCCAGAAAAACCAAAATTCCTGTGGTCTAGAATTAAAATCAATGACTTCTTTATTATCTTTCCCTACTTTAAAATTTTTAACATTCAAACGAGGCCATTTACCTGTATTTAAATATACTTTATCTGGGTTACTTTGTAATAGCTTTAGTAATTCTTCGGGAGCTATTTTTTCTTCTTTAAGGCTTAGTTTTTTTTTGAATATCACTTTCAGTGATTAAACCAGCTAATTTTTGCATGCGAAGCATAGATTCGTTAAGTTCAAATGTTTCTTCTTCTAAGTCGATTTCATCAATGGCTGTGTCAAATATATCTTCACCAATAGGAGCATCTTCATCTACTACTGGTTCTTTTTTCTTTTCGACTTTACCTTCCATTTTAGCTCTTTCTTTTTCGAGCTTATCTTTAGCTTTTTCAAGTTCTTTGAGTTGTTTACGAACTTCTTTAACAGCATTTCTATCCATCATATCAGCGAATTCATTATCTTCGTCAATGCGAGTTAAACGGCCATTAGTTTCTTCGATCATTTCAGCAATAGCAGCTAATTTGGTTTCAAGTGCTGCAACGCGTCCTTGATTTTCGATTTCTTTCATCTTTTGAGCTAATGGATTTTTAGCTTCTTTGATTTGCTGTTTGATATATTTTTCTAAATTTGTCATTTTGTTTTCATTAAGTGAAACTGAGCTACTACTTAATCCTAATGTTTTAGCTAAAGATTTTGCTTTACTTTTTACACTGTCACCTGCTGATTTGTATAAATCTTTAAGAGTACCTTTTAAATCTATATCTATAGTTCCATCAGCTACAGATGATAAAACAGCTGCGATAGGAAGACCTAAAATCCCTGCTAACATATAAAGTCCATTGACAGCTTCAGCTCCATATTGTCCTACTAATTCAGCTGCTACTTCATCTAATTTTTCTTTTTCTTCTGGTCGATTATCAGATTCTAGAATCGCCTTTTTAATGTAATATTCTTTTAATTCACTCATAGTATTTTCGTTTAAATCATATTTTTTTAATTCACTCATAGTTTGTGGTTGTTTTGATGATAAATATTGTTTAACTGAGGAAACAATTTCTTGGTATTCTTTTTCAGTATTAACGTATGGTTTAAATTCGTCTTCTATTAATTCTAAAATTGTAGGTTCATGTAAAAACATCTTATCATCTTCGGGAAGTTGTTTATGAAATTCAGTTAAAAATTTATAAACTTCTTCTAAAGTAACTTTACCTTTAAGACTATTTTTATCAACCCAATTTACAGCATCTTTTAACTGATTCGCTGTTTCTTTATCACCATCACCACTATAATCTTCAGCTGATGATTTTAATTCTTTTTTAATATTATCCATTAAGTCTTGTTCATCGACATCAATGGGTAATTTTTCAGGTGTTTCTACCTGCGAAAAATCAAACTCGAGTTTTTTTTTTGATTCTGAAACTTCTTCAGAATCGTCTTGTGGTTGTTGGACATTAATTAATTTAGCCTTATATAATTTCATTTTAAAGGCATTAGCCTGAGCTGAGTTTTTAAATCCAACAAAATTTTGAATATCGCTTTGAGTAAATCCTGATGGGTTAAGTAATAATTCAGCAAATTGTCTTAATTTAGCTTTATCAATATTACCAGCTTCATCTGTAAAGAAACGTTTTTGATATTTTTTAGCTCTTGATTTAAAACCAACGTTTTGGGTTTTAGTTAATACATTGCTAATTCTTTCCATAGCAGCGGTTAATCCATCTACTCCACCTTTTCCAACAAAGTGTTGTAATAAAGCTTCTAATTTAGGAGTAGCAACCCAAGTTTCTTTTGGGCGAGCCATTTCTTCAACGTATGAAGGATCAGGACCAAATATAGGATCTGGTGATAAATCTTCAATACCAGGACCTTCTATTTCGTCATCTTCAGTATCAGGAACTGATAAAATTGTAGCTAAAGAATCAACTAATTCTCTATTATTTAAATTTGATGCCATGTCATTCATAGCATTTTCGATTTCTTCAAGAATAATTTGCTTAATTTCGGCTTTGTTCATAGCAATGTATTATTATTATAGTAATAAATATATAAAGATTAATTAGGCAAAGTATAATCTATTGTATGAATTAAAATTAATGTACCTATAAAACCACCTACTACTCCAATGCCTGGTTTTTTATACCATTTATCTGAACGATCTATATAATTTAAATGAAGTTGAATTTGTTTATTTAATAATTCTATTTCTTGGTTTTTATATAAAATTATAAGGCTATCCTGTTGTTCTATATGTTCATGTAAAATAATTTGAAATTCAAGATCTTTAATTAATTGGGTTTTAATTGAATCTTGAGTGCGTAGCGTATCTAAAGCCAGGAAAAACTCTTCAAGTTCCATTGCGGGAATCTGAAGAGTATCCTGTGAATAAACAATACTAGATACGCCTAATAATAAAGCGACTAGTAACTGTTTCATGATTTTGCTTTTGGCTTACGTCTGTATTTCTTTTCGAAATTCTTAGTTGTTTGTTTAGCACTTGTAGTATCTTTAACTTGTGCTTTAGTAGCAGCTGCTTTCTTTTTAGCTTGAGAATTTTGCTTTTTAAATCTAATTCTTTCAGCTTCAGCTTGTGCTGCTTTTTCTTGAACTGCTTTAACTTGTTCTTCGTTTTCTTTGACGTCTTGTTTATACTTTTTTTTGTCTTTAGTACTCGCTAATGCAGCGGCACCTCCTACAGCAGCTATAACTGCTAATATCCATTTCCAAATTTTCATGTTTTAAAATTTTACTATATTTAATATTTGTTTAATACGTTCTTCGGTAGAACCTTTAATTGTAAAGTATATTGGCCTATGTTTAAAAATTAACTTTTGAATACATTCATCTATTTCCTTTCTATATTCTAAATCAGTTTCACGTACACCATTATCTTCCATATCTACTCCTTCAGGTGAAATATAAAACATATAATCATATAAATAAATAAACCGTTTAGCATATTCTTCAAATGCATCTCCATCAATCACACTTGTTTTTTTTGCACATTTTGTAAATGCCATAACATCTATAATGGTACGGTCAGTAACAATGTTAGGTTGCATGAGTTCACTTACACGTTCTGCGAGGAAAATTGTTTGTCCTTTGATAGTTGTTTCGTGATTCAATGGTATACCCAATGAACTAAGATACTTACTACGTTCAGTAGCAAATTGATAATCTTTTAATTCAGGAATATCCTGAAGAGCCTTAACAAGTGTTGTTTTACCAACACTCATTGTTCCACAAAAACCTATTTTCATTTAATCTGTATGTTTAACGTATGTTAAAAAATCTTCTAAAATAATTTTTTTATCTTTTGATAAATTTTCAGAATATTGTTTTAATAAATTTAATGAAGAATCTTTATCTTCCAAAATGCTCTGTTTAATTTCTTCTAAAGTTATTTCACATAACGAAATATATTCAGGAGTATAAATTTCCTCATCACCAAAAGCATCTATATCTCCCATATAAGAGTTAGATAAGTTCTCTACGTTTTCTTTTGACAATTTCATAAAATCTATTCTTTAATTCATTTATTGCTTTCTTAAGTTGTTCTAACTTTTTCTTTAAGAAAGACTTTTGTTGACCAATTCTAAGTCCTTTAAGAGGTAATTTTACATTTTTTAACTCAGGTAAAAGATATTTACTATAAGTAGCTCCTGCTAATATTATAAATTCATCTTCTTCTAAGTTGATTTTTTTATATTTCATAATATCTAATACCTTATTAGCCCATTCTTTTTTTTCATCCGCAGCCATATTATTTAATGTTACATCATATGGTTTAATTACTTTTTTTAATGGTAAAAGGTAATGTTTAGCCGATAAAATATACATTTTATCAGGATTTAAACTTTTTCCATAATTTAATGTTTTATGGAATAAATCAGAGTTATATAATTCTTCTGCAGGGAGAGCTTTATCTCTTTTAGTTGCTACACAAGATATAAGGACTATTTTATTAGGCATGCTAATACATATTAGCTTCTTTCTTTATATGCAGGATTTTTATACCATGGTAATCCATGTCCACTTCTTTTAGCCTCTTTCCATTCTTCTTCAGTTTTTTTTATCCCATAGAGATAATATTCTCTTAAACGATTATTACCCTCAGGAATTAAAGCGGGTCCTTCCCAATTATGAAGTTTATTATCCCAATAATAAGCTATTGTACCATCAGGCGCCTTTAATCGTTTAGTTTTAGGAAACGTTTCTTTACCTCTTAAACGATTTTGTTCATCAATAAGACGAGCTTCTTTAAGTCTTTTTTCTTCGTTTTTATCCATTTCTTATTAATTTAATATAAAATACATTGATATCAAAGCTCCTATAGTATATCCTATTGAGCTAGATAAAGCTAGATAAAATCTACCCTTCCATGTTTTTTCGTCAGCTACATAACCAGCAAAAGGTAATGCTATAAAAGGACCTAAAAATGCCCAAAACATAGTTGATGCCATGTTTTTATCTGCTACTGAACTGATATACATTGTACTACCTATTTCTAATGCTAACGCAGAAAAGAATATAATAGGGTATTTTTTAAGTTTTAAATTGTTTTCCAATATTCTGATTTTTCTTTAGGCATTGTTAATCCGCCAATATAGTTACCATCTTCTAAATGACTAAATAATTCTTCATTATGGCAGTGAATAATATATTCAGCAACATATGTTCCTTGTGCTCCGCTTACTGTGATGCCTCTTGCTGAAAGAGCATCGCCTACAAAGTGTACATTGTTAAAGTCAGCAAGCGCTAAAGTATCGTAATCTACAAGTGGTTCAGGTGAAAGATATTTTACTTCGGGCATATAAACACCCCAATCATTTCCAAGTGTTGGGAATACTTTTTGCATATCCTCGATAAAATCAATAATATATGTTGCATTATCACCAATAGCATCATATAAAATATCCATATTATCTACGATTTCTGTTTTAACATAATCACCTTCACTTGTTTTAGATGGTACACGTTTGCTAGGTGAAAAATAGGTGCCAGTGCCATTAATTTGGAGTTTTTTAACTGCTTCACGAGACCAATCAAATGGTTTATCGATACCCTGAATTTCCATGAGTATACCGAAGTTAGTCATATTATTTCGATGGGCCTCGTCTTTTTTAGCATGTCCGTTGTAGCTATGATCTCCATACGTTTCTTCAACGGCTACATAAGCTGCGTTATTGTTAGTACAGAATGAACGAAGCGATACGCCTTCATCATCAAACTTACGGTACAATTTAAAATCATAACTTACATCAATAAGTTTTTGAAAGTGTTTTTGTGGCGCTTCAAAACGAACCCCGATTTGTACTGGTTTTGCTTCTGTTGGGAGGTTATATTGTTCAGCGAGTGCTTTGCCAAAATCAATACCTGATTTACCTACACCAAAGATCAAACGATCATATTCAATACCTTTAACACCTTTTGATTCTGGGTGGTTATGTGCGTAAAAGGCTATTTGATCATTAAAATCAATTTGTTCTACTTTATGGTTCCAAATAAAATTAACACCTTTGCCACAAAGGAAATCATACCAATTTTTACCAATTTCGTGGAGGTAATCTGTACCTACGTGCCATACAGGGAACAATCGTAAACCAAAATATGGTTTAATAAATTCAGGTTCTGCTTCAGGATTTGAACATTGTACCGCTTCTGGTTTGGGGTGGAAGCGCTTAAAATTCTCAATTACTTCGTTAAATAACGACATAGCTTTGTCTTCACCACAATATTTGGACATATGACCTCCAATTGAAGTATGATACGTTAACTTGCCGTCACTCCAACCACCTGCACCCATAAACCCAGTCATTACTTCCTCTGGTTTACGGTTGTAAGGATCATTACCCATATCAATGATTGTGATATGGTCACCAGGATAACCATTGTCAATTAACTTAGTTGCAGCGTTTACGCCCGCTACACCGGCTCCGATTATTACTATTTTTTCCATGGTTTAATCTTAACTTTTAAATATAATAAAAAAAAGCTGTAACCCCAAATGAGGTCACAGCTCTCTAAAATTTTATTTGATCGACTGGCTATGAATCAGTCTATATGTTTATTTGTTATTGTTGTTGGTATTTAAAATTGTCTTCAAAGTCTCTCATCAATAAGTTACCTTCAAGGTATGCTTCTTTTTCCATATTACGAAGGTGATCGTCTTGTTGAGCATACTGAGGATTACTAGCGTCTCCCATTTGTAAATCGCCTCGTTCATTTTGAACGTGGTGAATTAATTCATGAGCAAATGAACGAAGAATATCTTTAGGGTGGCGACCACTAATGTAAAGAACAATTGTCATATCAGAAGGATCATAATAAGCAGTACGTCCTAATGTTTTAGCTCCGTTTTCTTCATCTTTACGAAGGACTAACCTAGGGGTATTTTGGATGTCAAATTTTTTGACGGCATCGCGATAAATACCTGCTGCTGCTTGATTAAATTTTGGATTATTATTCATTATGCTGCGGGTTCTTCTGCGGGTTCTTCACCTGCAGGTTTTTCAAATCCCGGTTCTGCTTCAGGTGGTAATTCTTCTGAACTAGTATTTGCGGGTTCTTCATCAGATGGGATGCTTCCTTTTTGCATTAGTTTTTCAAGTTCATATTTTGCACCATTAATATCATCGTCTCTATCTAAATCAAATAAAATACGATTAATATCAGCTTGCATATATTCACCGTTGTCAATTAAGTTAAATGTTTGACCATTTTCAAGAAAACATTTAAAAATTGGTTTAGGCGCTTTAACTATTTTAACATCTACAATAGCAGAAGGAGGGATACCTAATATATCAGAACCTAAAGCACTATATGCTCCAGGTGATAAATCACGTAATTGATATTCACGTTCTTCCCTTATTATTTGACGTATTTTACGTCTTAGTCGTTGTTCAGTTAATTTATTCATACTTCATATACATCATCATCAATTACAAGACCTTCAAATTCAGTATAGTAACCATATGATTCAAATTCACGGCCATCATCTGTAGTTCCAATGAGTACCCCTGCCTGATAATCTAATCTATTTTCATCTGGATTAGGCATTTCCCATTCAATATCTAATTGTTCCCATTCGTCTTTAGGTACTAAGCGATTTTCATTTATTTTAGAACTTTCATCTAATTTAGTAGCAGAAAGAATAAATTTAGCTATTTCTCTTTCATCAACATCTCTCATCATCATCATAGCAGCTTTTTTAAAATCTTCAGCTGTTAAATTATCTACTACTTGTTCAGCAGATTCTTCGCCAAGTCTAGCTACACTCATTAAAATACTAACTAATATTTCATCAGTATCCATCATTGATGGATTTAAATTTTCATCCATTTTAGATTTTTGATAATCTAAATAATGATAGACAGCAGACATATAATCAGAAGCTTTAGTAATTTTAGCTTGAACCCATGCTTCTAATTGTGTTTCATCATCTACCATATCGCACAATGCCGTAGCATATTTTTTCATTTTGAGCATTTGACTTTTAGCCATTCCACCTTCGTAATCTTTACCATCGTCGCCTAAGTAATCGCGAGCAGGTGGTTCTGGAAGTGCTAGTGGAGTATCTTGCATCATATTCATTTCAAAAACTAAAGTAGTACCATCAACTTCAACTTTACCTTTATCATGAAGTTGTTGCATTAACTTTTTAGTAAGTTTAATAGTATCTTCTTTACCATGTTTTTGCATAAGATGCTTAAGATCAATAGTAAAAGTAGTATCTGCAGGTAATTTAAGTTCTTTTTCTTCTTTCACGGCTTTTTTGTTTTTAGAAGTTTTTGCTTGCTGAGCTTTTTTATATCTATCTTGGAGTTTTTGAAGTTCTTTTTCTTCTTTCACGGCTTTTTTGTTTTTAGAAGTTTTTGCTTGCTGAGCTTTTTTATATCTATCTTGGAGTTTTTGAAGTTCTTTTTTATCATATCCTTCTTTACCTAATTCTTTTATAAAAGAATTAAATTCATCTTTAGACATATCTTCAATATTAGATAATTTTTTAGCAAATTTTTGTAATTCAGTGTTGTCAGGATTATCTTTAAAAACTCTTTCTAAATCATCTACTAAATCAGAAAATGGGGTATCATATTCAACTCCTACAAATTTAGCAAATCCTTTATCAAATCTTTTACCTGCTACCTTAGCTGCTTTTTTGGTAAATTGTTTAAAATCACCTACGGTGTCTGTAGGACTTTTTAATGGTTTGTAACCCACAGCGCTTCTAAATCTGCCTTTTTCTCCTCTTGCTGGTTCAAAAATTGTATATTCAGGTGGATTATATTCACCACCTTTAGCTTCATCCATAGGAGTTTCACTATCAAAATCACCACTATCTAAGAAAATTAATCTTTTAGTCATGAGTTTTTGAATAGAATCTTGTTGAGCAGGATCTGCTTGTTCATATTCGGCTTGTAAACGTTGAATTACAGGATCATTTGAATTAATTTTATTCATTAATAAAAGCCCTGCGAGAACAGCTACACCACCTAATGCTTTGGATAATTTACCTTCTTCAAGATCTAAATCTCTTTTAAGGGTAACTTTATGCATTTTACCACTACCTTCAGGAAATTCAAATTCTTTTTTACCAGCATCTCTAGCAGCATCAGCAGCAGCAAGGTAAGCGTTAGCTTCTTCTATTTCAGTAGTTATAGATCCACCTTGTTTAAGAGTAGCAATAGCTTTAGCCTTTTCATCGCTTTTTAAAGCTTTGAATTCAGGGTCTTTTAAAGCATCTGCTACGGCGTTTTTTCCTATAAAAGTTCCTTCGTTTAAAAAGCTCATTTTATCCAAATTTTATCAAGTTTGTGTAATAAAACCCAAACTAAAGCAGCGCCAAAAGCTATATTAAAATCACCATTCCATGCTGGTAAAACAATAAACCCAATAGTTCCTAATTCAATAATAGACCAAAAGCCAATGTTAGCTCTCAAACGAGCAATAAATGATTTTGGTTCTTCAAGTAGATCTTCAATTTTAGCTTCTGCTTGATCTTCTAATTTTTCAACTTTAGCTTTGATAGCTTTGAGTTCTTTCAAAACTTTGTCGTCTAAATCGGTTCTGTTAAGAACGTTATTGAGTGCGTCTCTTAAATTTAATTTACTCATGATAATGTGTTTTTAATTATTTCTTTTATATATTGTCTGAGTTCAGATTCTGTTGTTTTACCCCATGATTTACCTTTTCCAGGATCTTTACATCTAGCAGCTGTGGGGCGACATGCTGGGTATTTACGTTTTTCGCCTTTTTGTCTACCGCAAGGTTTGTATCCTGTAATTTTACCATCTTTACGGATAGGTGAATTGCAGTCAACCCAACCCCCGGTTTTACCAGGGGCTCCTTTACGTTTAAACCATGTACGTAAGGTTTCTTTTTCTTTTTCATTTAATTGGCTATAGGATTCTTTTAAACCTTTCCAAATATCACCTTTACGACATCTAACTACTGCACCACTTTTATAAGCAGATGGTTTTTTAAATTTTCTGTCTGCTATACGAAGACATCTATCACGTTTAGCTTTTTCTTCATATAGACCATCAAGCAAATCAGCCATTTTTTGTTCAAAGGCATCTTGACTTTCTTTAGCAGCTTTACGTAATTCTTTAGCATTAATTTTTAAAAACTTAATAGCTTCACCTACTTTATTATCAAATCTATCTCTAATAGGATCAACATATTTTTCAGCTAATTTACGTAGTTTTTCCATACCAACATAAATTCCTAAAGGTCCTAAAATTAATAATAAAGCAGAAATTATAGGTTCAGCGCTACCTAAATCAATATTTTCGTTTTTTTTAGCCATTTTTTCTGCTGTAGCTATTTTTACAGACATCCAATCTTTACCATAACGCTTTTTAAATTCAGCGTCTGGCAATGATTTGGCTATTTTTTCTACCGATTTTGATAGTTTACGTTCTTCCATGTTTAATTATACTAACCATTAATGGCCCGTCTCCTTTTATAAGACGATGCCATTGATGTCTCTTAATAAATATAGGCTTGTTTAAAGGAACAGGTAATTGATCTTCTAATTGGAATTGCCAATTATTTGGGCCAAGAGGTTCAACAATTCGATCCTCATCATCCATATGCCATTTTAATTTTTCAGGCTTAATTGAAGCAGAAAACAGACGACTTATAGAGCCGTCTGATTCTTTTATGTCAGTATATGGCTTACCAATATCTGGAAGCAGGTTCACCAAGACCCAATTGCTTAGCGTAGCGAGGTAAGTTACAACTCCAGTAACTAGCTTTAGTTCTATCTTTTTTCTGATCACAATTATGGCGTTTTGCGAAAGCTTGGGCTGCTTTCTTGTTACTAATTTTTGCTCTTAAACCACCAGAACCAAACGTTACTTTTTTAATTCTTTTAGATTTAGGATCTCTAACATAAACATAATATGCTTTAGGACCCCCACGTTTTGGTTTATTTAATGGTGGATTTTTTTTCTTTTCAGCTTCCATAACATAAGGTAAATCAAGAGGTACTAATTTACCTTCATACATTCCTTGACGACCCGCATCGGTGTGCATAAAATATTCGTCAGCTTCAGAAAGTTGCATTTTACCTGCTTCCCAAAGTTCTCTGACTTCTTTAAATAATTTAACGTGAGCATTAGAACTAATTCTAAAAATTGACTCACCTAATGGAATTTTATTATCTAAATGATATTGTAAATTTTCTGAAATTGTGGTTTGTTCGTTAAGTTTGGTGCCTTCACAATTACCACAACCACAATCGCAGTCAGGTTTGCCAAATAAAAGTTCTCTTAATTTAATCATTTGTTTTGTTGTTTTTGTAATCGTCAATTTTTTTTCTAAATTCAGAAAGATTTTTTTCCATATATTCTTTAAATTCTTCTTTATTAATTCCACCTTTCCACCTTTCAACTTCACCTCTTTCAGAAACGTATTGAGTATTTGATATATTGATTGCTTCTAATAAATATTGTTCTAAATCATTTAAATAAGATTCAGCATTATTTGCTACTATAGTACGTTCATATTCTTTAAATTTACCTTCATTTTTAAGTTTAGCTTCCATATCAATAACACAATCAAAACATGTTTTATGTATTTTATACATTTTAACATCATTGCGTTTTTTCATCATAGAACCACATGAAGGACAAAATAAAGGCATAATAGCTTCTTTTTTTACTTTATCAAGTTTAGTAGCAGTTTGTTTGATACCATCCTTAATAGTCCATTTCTTACCATTTTCTTCCCAAATATCACCTTCTTTGTGATCTTCTTTTTTGGCAGTATAGCCAACTTGTAACTCAGAGGATTCACCTGATTTACCTTTAATCAGGTTACGCATACGTTCTACGTCCTTCTTTTTAAATTCTTTTTTTAACATGACTTTTAACTTACATCAAATTCAGAAAAAGTTACATCTACCCCATATTGAGAATAAAATTCTTTAGGATAAATATTATTAGGTTTGCCCGTAGCGTCGTAAAATTCGTCTAAACCTCTTTGTCCTCCAT